TAAAAAAGGAATTATTAAAACGATGGGATGAATATCAGTCGTCGTTTCGCGATCAAATTTCGGCGGGTCCTCCTCCAATGGATCTACCAACATTTGAGTGCTATGTGTGTGATAAAGTGTTTGACGAGAAAGAACAATATTGGGACAGACTTACCTCCAAATGGGAAATCCGCGATAAACATTTAAGCCACGATGATAAGGATGAAGATGGTAATGCCTTGTGTATGTTGTGTTATATGCGTTAGTAAATAGAAAAAGTAAACATAATTATATGGTTGTTTTTTTTTATTGTTAAAATTACATTATTTTTATTTTTATTTTTACATGAGAGAGATTCAATATCTCATCTCAGTCTAAACAATCATTTCCATGTCGTTATTTATATTATGTAATTTTTCATTTTCTCCAATAGCGTGAATATTTAATGAATCGGTCATAGATGATATAATTTGCCCAAGTAAACTATTATTATGTTTTCTAAGTTTTGGCATACAGAAAGTAATAAAAGGAAATACCTGCAAACAACACCACCATTTCTTTCTAGATTCAGCAGTTCTCATTTCATCTATAAATACTTTATCAACTTCTATATACGCAGTAGTCAATGAAATAATTGTTTCATAAATAAGTTTTCGTCTTTCTGAAGTATGTGTCTTATATTTAATCAATTTTTCAATTTCAAATTCTATCATATTCTTAGTTGGTTGTGTTAAATTATTTTCTCTCAACATTTTTTCGCATTCTCTTAAACAATAATTACTATATCGAACACCATTTTTAACTATCCATAATTTGATAGTTAATACTAATTTGAATTCATCGATTGTTTTAATGAGAGAAAATACATTAGTATTATAACTAGATGGAAATCTATATCTGATTTCCCTTGGGATCTCAAATTGATTTGTTTCTTTTATATCTTTAATTTTGTCCTGAACATTATTTATTTCTTCTCTCAGTCCCTCCATTAAAGAGCTTTGTGTTTTGTTCTCTTCTTCAGATAATTCGACTTTTACCTCGTCATTACGTCTGGATATAGATTCGGTTTTAGAACTAATAAGTTGTCTTAAATCTAGTTTATATTTACTCTTAATATGTTTATATTTATCTTGTTTATTTCCAACCAAGAGTTCAAGTTCATATATTTTATGTTTTATTTTATTCGTTTCACTATTTTGAGTAACGTGTTCAATAAGAGTATTATATTCTTCTTTCGTTTTATTAATTTCGTCTTCAATGCTTACAATATCAGTTTTTATAGATGTTTTTTTATTTATATATTTATCTTTTAAATCCTTCATATTCTCGTCTAATGAAGCTAATACTTGTGTCTTAGCCTCTAATTGTTTTTTTCCCAAACGATCATTAAATGTATGAAATCTAAAACTAGCCTCACTAAATAAGAGGGTTTTTCCAGAAAAAAACATAATATGATTTTGAAGTTTATCATATTGGTGTGCGGATATTCTATGGGCTTCTGAAGCAGCATCCAATTTCAAGTAATTAATAATGGCTAATAAAAAGGCACTAAAAGCTGTAATACTTGAAATAATAAGAGATGAATGTGGAATTGAGTTGTTTGTTCCGCTAATAACTGAGGCACTAGCTGAAATAAGAATGGTTGGAATCATAAGAAAATTTAACCATTTTGATGTATAATGACTAGCCTCCATATATATCATTCTTTGACTTTTTAAATAGCTAGCAATAATATCTAAATGAGTAGATGAAAGTGAAACCAAGTCAGTAGTAAAATTATCAGTAATAAATTGTTTAATATCGTCTAAACTATGTGGATTCCAATTAAGACTAGACATAATGGCTTTGAATTGTGATTTTGTAATATTTCGTTGTCTATCAGATTCATGAATAACATTAACAGATTCATGAATAACATTAACAGATTCATGAATAGTATCATTATCATTATCATTATCATTATCATTATCATTATCATTATCAATATCAATATCGGAATATAAATTAATGAATTTACCTTTATTGTTGTTCATTGTTTTAAATAATTCATTTTCTAATTTCATTTTATCCATTCTACATGAATCGGGTTCAGATCCAGAGTCACTAGATGCCATACCATCTGCATAATTATTATAAACATTTAATGATGAGGGTGACAATACATTATCCAATTGATTCATATGATCACTAGAACCATAACTAGATTCAGATGACAAATGTTGATGTGTATGTTGTTCTCCATCTACATCTTCATCTTCATCTACATCTTCATCTCCATCTCCATCTTCATCTCCATCTACATCTTCATCTACATCTTCATCTACATCTACATCTACATCTTCATCGATTTCGTCATATGTAATTTTATACATAAATTGTATTATACTATTCATTATACTATTCATTATAAATAATTATTGATTATTTTTTTGCAAGTATAATGTATAAGGGTACTCCATAAAAGTATACAACAGAAAGAAAAAGAAAGAAAGAAAAAGAAAGAAAAAAATAAAATATGATATTAATTATTTTATTTTTTATTTTTTATATTTTATATTTTAATTAGACTGATGGTGTCTCAATAAGAGAACACCATGCTTAGCGCTTAGCATTTCTGGTTTTACGGCAGAAAGTTCTCTTCTTACCCTTGGTATATTTGCATCCAGATTTGCTGCGGCATACAGCAGGTCCCTTACCACGGCAAGGCGACTTTCTTACACGACGAGCATAAGATCTCTTTCTAGATCTAGAGGCACTACGTTTACGCATTGTTCTTGTTTGAGTCATTATATAATTTATAAATATTATTATTATTATTATTTTTAAATTCCAGTTGATCCAAACCCTCTATTTCCTCGTTCAGTAACACCTAAATCTTCTTGTGTATCAACCATTATAACTTTGAAAAAGTTAAGTGATGGATGACATATTTGAAAATAACGAGCACACGCAGAAACCGAATAATTTTGAATATTTGGATCAACAATATCTACCATAGCAGTAATGGGGCCTCTATATCCCTTATCTATAATGCCAATTGAGTTGGACAATCGCATAGGTGTTTTGCTAATAGAAGATCTAGGATATAAATAGTATGCTTGAGGTTTATCTCTTTCCCACATAGACGCGTGGACATCTAAAGGGACTTTATTCCCAATAGTCTTTGAAAATATAAAATCTTTGGGAAGGCCTAAATCAAATCCAGAATCGGCATATTCATCATTAATTTTAGAGTTATGTTCTTCAATTCTAATTCTATAAAATTCACGTAATGTGAGCTGTTCAGGTGAGACATATATTTTAAGTAATAGTTCATTATGATTAATATTCATGATAGGTGTCATCTTAATATATACTACAGATATGTATAGCTTTATATTAAAATCAATTTTAATAAAAATGATTTTTTAAATAAAAATGATTTTTTAAATAAAAATTGAAGTATTAATTAAAATGATCAGAAGTACATAAATCATTTACTAGATTTTAAATCAAAACAAGCTTTTAACAATGTCGACTACGAATATACAATTGTGTAGGATTTCTACACGTGATGAGAGGTTTGCTACTATTGCTATGGATGAAGCCAATAAATCTAATATGACACATCATAAGCACGGGTGCGTTGCAGTTATTGGTGGTCGTATCATTGAGAAAGGATGTAATTCAGAAAGGTGTCAATCCAATGACGGTTTTTTAGATAATACTTGTAGTTGCCATGCAGAAGTGGATGTAATGCGCAAGTTGGAGAAGAGGCTTTCTAAGAAGAATTCGTCCTTTGCCGGGCGGCAAGCACGGTCGTGCTTTTTACGGACGCGTCAGCCTTTACGTCGTAAGAAAAAACAAGAGTGGCGAGAAGTTTAAGGATTCTGCGCCCTGTACCAAATGTTGTTCGTTTATGAAGTCACTCAATATAAAATATATAATATGGAGTAATTCTGAAGGCACGTTGACAAAGTGTCGTGTGAGGGACTATACAACAACGCATGTGAGTCAGGGGAATAGGTTTATAAACCGAGGTATGACACATAGAGAAGATATTTGTAGAAATTTACACATAAAACCCCAACATATTCAAGTATATATTCAAGTATATTGAAACAAAGAAAAATACAAAGAAAAATACAAAGAAAAATACAAAGAAAAATACAAAGAAAAATACAAAGAAAAATACAAATTTTTTATATGAATAAGGTATAAAACAATCATCTATTGTACGGATTACCAACAGCTATAAATAAAAATATTATGTGATAAACAAATTTATATTTACGTGTTTGGAGTAACTCCGTTTGGGTTAGGATTAGGATAATTAGAACTTCTTTGAACTAAATTAAAAGAAGGAGATGGATCAGGTTCCTCCCAATCTTGAGGAAGAGCTCCATCAGCCTTTGCTTCTTGCCAAGTCAAGTAATTCGTTTGGCATCCACCAACTCCAACAGTAGATGTAGACGAAGCAGGTACTCCAATTCTATAACTGGATATTTGTGGTCGCGTTGCGTGGTGTAAATTCATAGGGAATGGTTGTTTATTAGCAGGTGTTGGAAGACATTCTCTAAGAGCGACACCACCAGTACTAATATATTGTCCTTGACTTTTAGCAGGTTGATTTAAATTCTTAGCATAAGGTGTGCGAATATATTTTCTAGTTCCAATAAAGTAAGAACAAGCACCTTTATTACCTGAACATGAGTATATAAAATCAGAATTGGGAGAATCAATAGTTGTTCCACATTTTCCATTAGACTGAACATTTGTAAATACAGAAGCACCACATTGTCGAGTTAAATTTCTAATATAAGTTGCTTGATCTCTAGTGACACGATAACTATTATCGTCTTCTTGAACCCAATAATTAGGGTATGTACCTTTGGTCCATTTATGTTTTGTATCAAGCATACCGGCAGTATTCAACGAAGATTTTTTAATAATTGAATTATCATTGGTACAACAACTTCCAGAGTTGGCTGGTTTGTTATAATATTGTCCACCACGTCCTCCATTACCCATTGGTTCATTTCCTTTAAATGGTGTACGAGTAGTATTGGAAATCAATCTAAATTGTCCAACACCACCGATATTTCTATGACCACCATTTAATGAAAATCCATTAATACCTTTACCAGAGATAGGAGCAAATCTTCTGTTATTACGAGATTTTTTTTTAAGAGTAACAATAGACATATAAAATATACATATAAATTAAAAAATTATAAAAATCCGATTCTGTGGTTTATCAGATAAACACAGTTTTAAAATGGAATATAGTTTTGTAGATTTATAATAATCCAGGACTTCATCATTGGAACATAATGAAAACACATTATTTGTTTGTTTGAGAGAATATAATATAATTAAGGCTAAACTATAAATAAATGAACTTTTATTACATATAAACGGAATGGATGTATTTGTTTTAAACTCAGGTGGTAAAAACCGGTTACGAATATCATAGATATTATTCATTTTTATAGTTTTATTAAATACCGGGAATAGTTTGTTTGTATTACAAAAAAAGAACTGATGTGAATCAATTACAATAATATCTGTAATATCAATAAAAGAGATAGAGAGATTGTGAGATAAAATAGCAGATAATTGATTATAAATAGATATAAGCATTTTATTCGCAGTGTATATAGAAAAGGTATTCGTTTTAATAAAATCTTCTAAAGAGGAAACATTTTTAGCATAGAACTTTGTTTTATATGGTAAGTCAAATGAATTAATTAATATATTATGATATCTGTGTTCATCATCTAAAATAGTATAATTATTTTTATTATTATTTTGTACTTCGATAGAACCTATAAGCATATATAGATATCCTAACCTGTAAGTATTTAAATTAAAACCCCTGTATTTTATAAAAAACAAACATGTATTTTATAAAATATAATTTAATTGGATTTGTTTAATGAACATTTCCAAAACCATGGATTATCATATACAACTTTAATGGTTTTACCATCCAATAATTTTTGTTTGATTGTATTACTCTTTTCATTATTATGCCATTCATCAAAATGAATAAACACTTTTTTAAAATTATTATCATTATTTTTAATAATGTCTATTTTTTTTATTATTCCAAGATTGAGTTCATATTGGAAAATATTTGTAATAAAAGACACATGAATATCAGAAAAGACGCGAGGAATACATATAGACATGTTTTTAGAAGATTGATCATAATTATCATTGATGTTAATATTAGAAGTCATAATACAAACAATAATATTTATTAAATCAAATCAATTTTATTATTTATGTTTTATGTTTTTACATAAAAAATATAAAATGCTGTTTCCTGTAATATATATATAATTAACTATTCTGTATATTTAAAGTATGGGTATAAATCAATTATAGCTGTTAGGAAAACGTATAGTATGTTTAGTTCACAATAAATATTATGATTCATAGGGACATACTATAACCCCAAATGTATATATATTAATACATTTAAATTGATTTAACATTAACATTAATATTTTATTGTTTTTATACAAATCATAAAGGATACTTAAAAAGGCACTAGTAGAATACACTACATATCAAGGGAACTATTATCTATCAAAAAAAGTGGTTTGTTTTAGATACATGTAGTAAATTTACATTTTACGTGTTTTCCCATTTCATATTTGACTTTTGGAAATTACACACACTATTTTTGTGTGTTTTTTTGATTTTTGGATTATGAATTGAAAAAA